ACGATTTTTATGATTTAATTTTATTTAATTTTATTTTTATTTTATTTAAGATAGGACATTTACTTTTGGTTATCCATTCTTAAAATAAAATAAAAATAAAATAAAATAAAATAAAATAAAATTAAACATTAGTTCTACACCAACATTCTTTTTCACTAAAGAACATCATTGGGTAACTTTTCATTACAGTAATCCATCGTGAATTTTTTACATTTTTTAATTTTTTAATTTCATCTTTATCAAGACCTAAATACATATCTAATAAATATTTAGAAGATTTACCTCCAAGATTCTTTGGAAATATAGTAAGAGAATGTGCCTCATTTAATATATGTTTTGTATCATTACCTCCACACGCTATATGGGACGTATATACAACACTAACATTGAAGTGACGACCAGTATCTAAAATAGAATTAAGAATAGATTGAACTTTTATTTTAATAGGTTTATTAGTTAAACAATCTACATCATCAAAGATGACAAGACTATCTTTAAAATCTTGTGCTGTAATATCCATTTCTAAAAATTCAGTTTTTTTAATATTAATACGTTTTAAATATTTTAATTTATCTAAAGTAATATCTGAATCTAATGATGAAAAAATAATAATTGGTCTTTTAGGATAAGACTTATGATATTCAGTTATATATTGTCTTGTATAGTAAGACTTACCACTACCCGATGGTGCGGTAATATATAATATGGAACGTTCAGTATCTTTATCAGGAATTTGACTAATAACATTATCACCTTTACAAATATATTCATTAAATCCATCTTCAACTTCTTTATCATTAATATAAAGAGTTTTTTTACCTATTTGACATACCATTTTTCCTTTTTCTTCAAAATTTAAATATCCAGACATTTGATATATAACAATATATTAAAAATCAATAATAATACGTATATATATATGTTAAAAAAGAAATCAATCAAGGAATTAGATAACCGTATTGGTGATGTAATACATAAATTCTCAATCCAAAATAAACTAAAATTAATTGGTTCAAATAGTTTTAAAGGAATGTTATTTGGTTCAGATTATGATATAGATTCTAAATTAACAGAACCAGCCGAAGTATTAGCAGAACATTTTAAAAAGTTATTTTCAAAACAAGTACCATTTTATTTAATGGATTTTAAAGCAGGATTATATAAAGGTGAAAAATTACGTTGGAATAAGGAACAACTTGCTAAAGGAATTAATAAAGGAATTAAATTATCAGAAGCAATAAAGATGGATACGATTATAAAATTAGATATGATTATTCCAGTAGGAGACACATTTGCCGAGGCAAGTGAAATATATGAGACAAAATACCAAACAAAAAAATCAAGAGAAGAAATAGAAAAAGAGTTAGAAACTGAAGTAGAAATTTATATAAAAGAAGGTAATCAAATGAAAGCACTAAAACGATTATTTTCATTACTTTCATTAGATAAAGGACATACTAAAGTAAAAAAAGAATTAATAAATTTCTTTAATTCAGAAATTGGAATGGCTAATAAATGTGCTAATGATTTAGAATTATTATTATTATTATGTAATAAATATGATGTTCCATTTGATAAAATATATAACAATGTTCAAATGATAAAGGAACAAATCTCTAAAACATTTATTAATCCTTTAGAATTAAATAAAATAAATAAAACTAATTATAAGAAGACAATAGATAAGGAAATAAAACATATTCGTAGTAAAATTAAACCATTATGTGTTGCGTTATTATCCAAATATAAAAATCTTATATAAGTGTATAATGGATTTAGTAGAACAATTAAAAAAAACACAATGTATTCAATTATTAGATGAATATTACATATCTATTAATAGAAATCCTACTCCTAAATATATAAATTATTCATTACATGAGTTAAAACAATGTATCCGTTTATTTAATATAAGTTTAAAAAAAATATAATATTCTATAAGTATATAAATGGCCTCCGCAAACACGAGCGTATTAAGTTTTGATAATGGAAAAGTAAATGTAGTAAATAGTGCTAATATTTGGACTAAATCACAAAGTTTTGAATCATCTACTGTTGTAGTAAGTGAAATCGTAGGAAATCCTAATGTTGTCATTAAATGTGGTGCTGATAATGAAGGTGCTTGTTATGTTTTAGGACAAGATTTAATTATTACTGATGATTCTACAGTATTAAATAATTTTATGGCTTTAAAAACAGATAATTCAATTCCAAGTAATCAGATCTCATTCCATAATGATTTAGGTAATGAACAGTATGGTGATGGAAATATTACTTGTACAGGAGGATCATCACTCCTTGCTAATCAAGGAACTATTAAAGTAGAAGGAGTTATTGTGAATTTAGGAGGAAATATTACAGCAAATCAATTTATAGAAGTAGAAACAAATTCTACTGATGGTACAACTATTTTAGGATTTCATAATTTAGGAGGATCTCCAGCAGGAGATGTAAAAATAAGTTCAGCAACTAATGGTGATGAAGGTGGAGGTTCATTAACAGTTTCAGCATTATCAGGAGTAGATTTTACTGGAACAGTTACATGTCCAGTAGTTGATTGTCCTAGCATTGTATCAACCGCATCTAACGCAATGAGTATAAGTGTTACTGGAGGAATGGAAATAAATGCTGGTTCTATGAACTTAGGAAATGTATCAGGTGGAAATTATTTTGAAATGGATCTAACTGGATACGCAGATGGGTTTTTTATAGATAATCATTGTGATGGTGGTGATGCTGATTATGATTCACGTATTATATACCTCAAAGGAAATTCAGGATCTGGAACAGGAGAAATATATACAGGATGTGGTACATGGAATTTACAATCTATTAATTCATTAAATGCTGTATCTCAATCAGATGCTCAATCATTACCCGCTGGTAGTATTTCATATTTTATGTCAGTTTATAAAAGTACTAATACTGATGTTTCTCTTTTTAATTTAGATATTGCTCCCCGAGATGGTTTAAGATTTCAGGCATATAACTTTGTTGGACCACAACTAAAATTTCAAACAGTAAATGGAGAATCAGGAGTACAATATTTTAGATGTATGAATAATGGTACTGGAGGAGTAGGTCAATATTCAGTTGTATTAGCAACTAACCAATTTGCTCAATTCTATTCTATGAATGGTTTTTGGATTGTTATGCTTGGTTTTTAAATTAATATTTTAAAAAGAATTTGAATCAATATTTAATTTTAATTAATTTTTATTTAATTAATTAAAACAATTACAACTGAGACATTTTCGTAATTAGATTAATTAAAAAGAATAATCTAATAAATAAATAAATAAAAAATAAATAAAAATAAATTAAATAGATTAAAAATAGATTAAAATAGATTAAAATAGATTAAAAATGATTAAAAAATGATTAAAAAACTTATTAATTTAAAATTAATAAGTTTTTTAATCATTTTTTAATCATTTTTAATCTATTTTATTTAGATTATTCTTTTTAATTAATCTAATTACGAAAATGTCTTATATATATATTTATTTTTATTTATTTTTAATTGTTTTAATTATTTTTAATTGTTTAGATTATCATTTTTAATTAATCTAATTACGAAATGTCAGTTGTAATTGTTTTAATTAATTAAAATTATTCTTTAATATATGTTTCTGTTGCGACAGTCATTGAAGTTCCCATATTTTTAATATCTTCTTTCATTTCTTTAGTAATAGTTCCATATTTATCTTTTAAATATTCTCCACGTAATACACTAATTCCCATACTTGGATTATCAAACGCAATCTTAATATAACTTGATAAACCACTTGGTGAATATGGTTTATTTGCTTTTGGTGGTTGAGACGATAATGTTAATAATAAATGAGTATCTTCTCCACGTTTGAATTTTAACCATACTTTTAAAATATCTTGTAAGTTCTTTGGAACATCTGTGATTTGTTGATTATATGTTCCTTTTGTTTTATAATTATTAAAATAAAATTTACCATCATTATAATAGTTAAATTCTTTATTATCGGTTGGTTTTTCAACTATCATACAACTATAATCTAATACACGTCTTGGTGCGATTAACATATATAATGATACTATTACTAAATCGTGTAGTTTATTATATTGTTCATCTGTAATCTTTCTTTTTTTACCAATTTGAGTAATTACTTCATTTAAATAGTCTTGTCTCTTATGTAAATCTACCATATCTACCTTTGTATGTTTTTCTTTAGTCTTTTCTGATTTAAATGAATCTGTATTTAATTCTTTATTAATATTCATCATTTCTGCGTGATATATATCATATTCTTTTTTATATTTTGGTTGGTCTTTTAATGCTGTTACAACAGCTATATAACTACTTCGTCGTGTATTTGGATTAACGATTTCTTTAATCTTTTCCATCACAATATCTGTCTTTTTTAAAAATTTAATATCTGTTGGATCTACTTTATTATTTAATTTTTTTAAATTTGACATATAGGTTTTTTTAGTTCCTTCTGATAGTGTTCCCCCATAGATACTCATTTATATATATATAGATTATTTTTTTATATTTATTCTAAATAATCTGTTTCTGAATCTTCATAAATATTATTAAAAACTAATGCTAAAGTTAATGTAAAATTATGTATAATACGACGAATCTTATAATCACGGGCAGTTGAATGTATTAAATACATAAAACAATGATGTTGAATAAAAAAATAACATCCGCTCTTCCATGTAGGTCGTGTTAATGGTCTTGCGTAATCTTGTATAATTTTTGATATTTCTAAAGGCATATTCATTTATATATATAATTATCTATTTCTTAAATAATGTTCAAAAAATATAAAATATTTAAAATCTAATAATACTATTTCTTTATTTTCATCTAATCTAAATAAACGTGAAATACTACAACCTTGTCTCCAATCTGATCTTGTCATTGGTTTAGCATATTCATTTATATGTTGTTGTAATTCAATGGGTAAGAACATATAAAATTGATATAATATTTATTTTTATATAATATTAGAAATGTTTGAATTAATTCAAGTTGATGGAGTTGATTTAATTTGTTATGATAATGGAGATATTTGGAAATGGTTTAGAAATTGTAAATGGAAAAAATATGAATCAAATGATCCACATTATTATAGAATTCGTATTAATAGACAAAGATATACTATTCATCGTCTTATGATGAAAGCATTTAGAAATTTTGATTTAAAAAGTGAACTTGTAGTAGATCATAGAAATGGAAACATACACGATAATAGATTAGAAAATTTATTTGTAGTTACATCTCAACAAAATAATTGGAATAGAAAAGATGTAAAAGGATATTCTAAAAGAATTTATATTAAAAATGATGGATCTAAATCTATTACTTGGAGAATTAATTTTATGGTAAATGGTAAAAAGATGCGTCAAACTGTTGATACAGAAGAAAAAGCACATTTGGAATATTTAAAATTAAAAAAATTATATCATATAATATAATGGATTATAATAGATTAGAACAATTAGATACTATACCACTCAGTTCTGATGATTTTAAATCTACAATCGGGGTAGATCCAGATGATGTTCTTAAATATAGTGAATTATATAAATATAAAACTATTGAGGAATTACTACCTAAAAATAAGGATTTTAAAATCATATTTTTAGATTGGGGGACTAAAGAAAAAATTGGACATTGGACTTGTATATATAAATTAAAAGATAAATATGAATATTATAATTCATTTGGTAATAAATATGATAATGATCTCAATGTTCTTACTAAATGTAAAAAAATGATATTAGGTGAAAATGTTAAAGAATTTACACGATTACTTGGTAAAAATAAATGTAGCCATTCACCATATCGCACACAAGGAAAAGAATCAAACTCATGTGGGAGATATGTTATATCTCGTATTTCTTTTTTACAAATGGGTTATAATAATGATGAATATCACGATTATTTAGATTCTTTAAGAGAAAAATATGATATTGATTATGATCTTGTTGTTTGTCTTTTAGTACCTATTCCTCGTGAAGATATGCGGTTTTAATTATTTTTAATTAATTTTATTTTATTTAATTTTATTTTATTTAATTTTATTTTATCCACTCATCAATTACTTCCATCATATTAATTCTATTTTTTTCTTTTTCTAAAAACGCATCATATTCACCGCCAGCATCTTTTGGTAAGTCATTCATAATTCTTGATACAACATTTTTAGATTCAATCCATTGATTTGGTAAATCTTTATTCTTTCCACCATATTCTGAAAAATGTTTATAAACTTCATAAACACCATTAAACCGTACTGGTTTTGGTTTAGGATAAAATCTATCAAGAACTTTAAAAATATCTTTTTTATCATTAAACCAACCATTAGGTAATACAGTTTCTTCATCTATTTCAATTAAACCAAAATCAACTGGTTCTTTAGCAACTTTAGCAACTTTAGCAACTTTAGGTTCTTTCGCAACCTTTTCAACTTTAGGTTTAGCAACTTTAGTCATACCTTTAAGAATATCTATAATAATTTTTTTTAAATATTCTAAATTACCTCTTTTATACTGATTATAATCAATAGAACGGCTCATATTATTTATAATAGGAAGTAGTGAGACATCTTTACCTCTATCAAGTCGTTCTTTCCATCCATCATTATATACTTCTACTTTATTATTCCAACGAATTGGAATATTTTTTAATTCTTTTTTAATTATTTTTTTTAATACTTTCTCATCCTTCCACCACGCATGAGGACGGGATGTATCTTTTACTCCTAAAAGAGTTTTAGTTCTTTCATTACGAGATAAGGCATCTTCTTTTGTCATATTTAATAAACTAAAATCATATTCTTCATAATTTCCTACTTTTGGTGGTCTTCCTCTTGGTTTACCAGATGGTACTTTTTCAACTTTATTTGGATTTGCTGGTCTTCCTCTTGGTTTACCAGATGGAACTTTTTTAACTGTATTCGGATTTGGGGGTCTTCCTCTTTTTTTAGGCACTTTTAAATCTTTTACAACTACATTTTCTAATTCTTTAGGTTTAGCAACCTTTAATACTTTTTTTGTTTTTTGTTCAGTTTTTTCTTTAGGTTTAGCAACCTTTAATACTTTTTTTGTTTTTTGTTCAGTTTCTTCTTTTGTTTCCTCATTAGGATATAACGCAAGTCGTAGATTTTTAAGTTGTTCATTAGATAATGGTTTACCAAATCTATCTTTTCCAGTTTGAAACGCCATATCAGATGTCCAATTTTTAGATTTACCAGTATCATTCGCTAATTCATCATTAATATGTTCTACAATAAATTCTAATCCTTCCATAATTTTTTCAATTGTATATACTTTTATTAAATCATTTAATAGTGGTTGAATTATAATCATTACATCGTCCCATTTTTTTTTAGATATAATTTTCTTAAGTTCATTATATTGTTTCATATTATATTCTTGGAAATTTGGAACAATATTTGGAGTATCCCATTCTCGTATAAGTTTAGGTCTTTTATCAGATACTTTTAATACTTTTTTTACTTTTACTTTATTAGGAGTTAATGATGCTTTACCTTCTTCTAATTCTTTTATAGCATCAGCCATTGACATTTGTTTTTTTTCTATTTTAGATTTTTTAGTTCGTAATTTAGATTTACCTTCTTCTAATTCTTTTAATGCTTGTTTTTGAGTAATTATTTTAAGAGAATCTAATGTCATACTTTCATCTACCTTTTTATTTATTTTTGAACGTTTTGGAGTTGGATTAAGTTTTTTCATTTCAGCAAATAAATTTTTATTTAATTTTGTTGGTATTTTTACTGAGACTGTATCTGATACATTATCAACTGGTTCTATTTCTTTTAATTTTTTTGATGATTTTGTATAAGGTTCTTTTTTTTCTTTTTTTTTTTATTCTTTTTCTTTTAATAATTTATCTCGTTCATTTCGTGCTGTATCTTTTAATAATTGATTTGCTTTAATTGATGCTTCTCTTTTTTTATTAATTAATATTGGTTTACTATATATAATTCCAGATAATTTTTCATATTCAACTAAATATTTATTATATTTATCTTCTAATTTTTGTAATTGTTTATCATCATTTATTTTTTTTATTGGATTAAGTCTATATATTGCTTGTAAATTATTATCATTAAATTCAACTTTAGCAGTATATGTTTTTCTTAAATTTTCAATTGTTTTTAATAATTTATCCATTTATATATAATTATATTTAATTTTAATATAATTGTATTTATATGCCTAAAGGTGGATTATCTAACAAGGAATTAGAGAAATTTACAAAGGCATCCTATAAAAAAAAAAAGGATGCTCAACAAGTTGATGGTTATACTCTTGATAAAGAATTATCTACTAAAAGATCTAAAGTTTATTCTAAAGATGGGAAAGTTGTAGTTGCTCACTCAGGGACAGATTCTGCGAGTGATTGGATTCATAATTTAGCCGTACCTATTCCTTCACTTTATAAAAAACAAGATAGATATAAAAAGGCAGAGACTGTTCAGAAACAGGCAAATAAAAAATATGGTAAAGAAAATATTACAACCACTTCACATTCGCAATCTGGACAGATAGCAAATATTATGGCGGATAAAGGTCTTACAAATGAATCTGTGTCTCTAAATCCAGCAATTATTGGAAAACATAAAGGTGTAAAAGTTATTAGGTCATCTGCTGATGTTGTTTCTGCTTTTACTGATATTGGTAAAAAAGATAAAATAATTAAAAATAAATCATATAATCCATTAATTGAACATAGTCCATCTATTTTATCTCGTGGTGGATATGGTATGTATTCACACCACTAAATATGATAATTTATGTTCTTCATCTTTCATTAATTTAGTTAAATTGTAATATGGTACTTTTGAATCTACTGGAACTTTTAATAATTCAGATAAATATGCGTCACATACTATAGTTACTCCATATTCACTTTTAATTCCTAAATTATTTAATACAATATAATCATGTATATCACTACGTTTTTGTAATACGGTTTTTACAATTGGATGTAAAACTTCACTTATTGGAACTATAGGAAATGATACAGTTTTTTTAGTTGCTGATTTATATGATCTTTTAATTTTTTCATTAATTGACATTATATATGCGTATTATTTTATTTATTTATTTCTTTATTTAATTAAATGGAATGGAAAAAGTATAATGATAAATATGATGTCTCTAATTTAGGAGAAATTCGTAATAATAAAACTAATCGTATTTTAAAAGATTGGACTTGTGGATCTGGTTATAGAAAAGTTCAAATTGGTTCAGGACGGTTAAGACATACTGTTCATCGTATTGTTGCTGAAATGTTTTGTGTTAAACCTATTACTAATGATATTTTAGAAGTTAATCATATTGATTGTAATAAATTAAATAATAATGCTTCTAATCTTGAATGGTGTTCACACCAACAAAACTGTAATCGCAAAAAAATACATATGTTAAATGTAAGTTTAAATTTATAAAATTATTATTTATATTATATATTATTATATATAATGTCAGGTTCATACTATAATTTACAACAAAAATATCTTACAATATTAGCACTTGAATCTCAATCTACTTCAGATCCTAATTTACAAGATGTTATTACTGTTAGTCCTAATCTTGATGGAATAGCTCCTACAAGTGGTCAGGCAATTACTTATGATGGAACAGATGTAGTATGGGGTGATGTTACAACTGCTACTCCTAATTTACAGCAAGTTATTGATGTTAGTTTTAATCTTGATGGAACTGCTCCTACAAGTGGTCAGGCAATTACTTATGATGGAACAGATGTAGTATGGGGTGATGTTAC